GGTTCGCGATCAGGCCTTGGTTCGAGAGGTACGGGATCGCACCGCTCGCTCCGGAGTTGACGGTGGCGGTGCCGGCGAGCGACGTGATCTGAGTCAGTCCGAGGAAGCCGGTAGCGGTGACGGACGTGTAGTAGAACGCCGCCTGACCGAGCGAGGTTTCCAGCATGAGGATGCCGGACGGGGGAACGAGGCCGACCTGGGACGTGGAGGTGAGAAGGCCATTACCGGCGGTGGTGAGGAGGGCGATCGTGCCGGACGTCGAGCCGTAGTAGTTGCCGGACGTGGCGGTCCCGACCGAGAAGGCGGTGTCGGTGCTGCCGGTGTCGTTGAGGCCGCTCGACGATGGAGAGTTCGTGGTCGTGCCGGTCGTGATCGCAGCGGTCGTCGGGTCGTAGAGGATCACTCCCGACTTCAGACCGGAGTCAGCCTGAGCCGTCATGCTGGTAGACACCACGCCGGACACGGGAGCGGTGATCGAGTAGTCGGTCTCAGCGGCGTACGCCACCGAGCATCGAGTGCCAGCGGAGGTACCGAGCAGCCCGGACGGACAGAAGGTGAGTGCAGCGTTCTGCTGGCGCCCGAGAGCGAGCGTCTGTTCGAGATCTTGGACGTCGGACGTTGCCGCACCGAAGAAGCCCTTGGCGCTGATCTGTCCCTCGCGAAGTCCCCCGATGTACGTCTTCGCCCCGATCCCGAAGACGGTGGTCTCGGCAGTCCCGGCCTTGGCTGCGACGTTATACTCGTTGAAGTACTTCGAGAGTTCGTATCCGTCCATCCAGAACTTGGCGTTCTTCCCGTGAATGAAGGCCATCAGGCGTCACCCTCCTCGGTCGGTGTGGAGGCCGGAGCAGCAGCGTCAGCAGTCGACGCCTCGACAAGCGAGAGGTCGGGTCCGGTCGTGCGAGCGATACCCTTCAACTCCTCGGCAGCAGCTGGGTCGAGAGGGTTCAGGTAGATGACGTGTCCGGAAGCGACCAGCCATGCGATGGCCGACGCCGGCAGGTTGGTCACGACGTCCCCTACCTCGTGCGTGACTGAAGTCCCGTCGGGAGTGTTGACGTCCAGCTGCCGCACGACGAGAAACTCGTGCTCGTCGCCAGTAACCGGGGGGGAGGGCTTCTCGGGAGTCACCTCAACGGGAACGGGCGCCACGGGCGCCACGGGCGCCACGGGCGCCGGAGTAGCGGCTGCCGCCACCGGACTCGTCGCCTGTTCGCCGATCACCTCGTCTGCCATGTGGTTCACCTGTCTCATTCCCCGTGAACGCACACGACCCATGCCGAACGATCTGGGCACCAGGCCACCGTCGTCGAGGCATAGGTCACAGAGGACACGGGCTTCGGTTGTGTGGCCAGTGTGCCCCAGTTTCAGGCGAGAGTCGTGGACTGCCTGGTGGACTGATCGGGCGACCGGTTCACCGTCTTGCAGCGGGGACACTCCAAGAGCCACGGCCGGCCGGCGAGCTTAGCCAGGAGCTTGCCGCAGGTCCGGAACTCCCCGGGCTCCCCTCTCACCGGGACCTGCCCCACGCAACGGATGTCGGCGTCAGTCGTGATCGTCTTCGCCACCTGGTGGTGAGTAACCGCCGGCCGGCCCGGGACCCCGTCATCGAGGAGGGTGTAGTCGACGTGGAGGGACGGTTCGAGAGGGGGGTGGTCGTTTCCGTAGAGGTCGCCCATCACCACACCGACCAGGATCCGTCAGGGTTTCGGCTGGCTCCGCACGTCTGGCACAGTTCCTGCTGGCCACCCGGGAGGTCGAATACCTGGGAGTGGCCGCAGGTCTCGGGGTCGTCGGTGTCGGGGCGATGGATCGGTATCCCGTCCGCCGCATCCACCGACTCCTGGGCATCGAACATCATGATGAGGCAGGAGGCGGCGCTGGCCATGGCGCCGGCCATCTCGACCATCTCCCTGTCCTCGATCCGGTCAGCGTGGAGGAGCATCCCGGTGGAGAGGCGCGAGATGGTCAACAGCTGCGCCTCGACCATGGCGACATCGACGTCGACGATCACGAGGGCTGCCGCTCGACTTCCATGTTGCAGGCGAAGTAGACGCGCCGCTTGGCGTCGCGGTGGAAGAGGAACGGGTCGTGGATCCGCATGACCCGGTAGTAGAGGGTCGATGCCCCGGTACCGCCGATGATGACCTGGTTGCAGATCTGCTCAAGGAGCCGGACCACACTCTCGCACTGGTCGCGGGAGTTCTGGTAGACAACGTCGCGCGTCATCACCTGCAAGTGCGGCTTCGTGATGGCCGGCAGCGCCTGGCTCGCACCGAACACGTAGTCCGGCGGCTTCCCTTCGTACTCGAACATGGTGGTGACTGTGTCGGGATCGTCGGGGATGAACCCCACGAAGAGGTTGGTGCCCTGACTCGCCGGCCCGAACAGCTGACCGGTGTTGGCCTCGACGTAGGCGACCATCTCGTCGAGCAGGTAGTTGTACAGGGTGGCCATGGCCTACTCCTACCGTCCGTCCGTGTGGGGCCCGTCGGCCCGGTACCAGGTGGGGATGCGCGTCCCGGTCGGGCCCTTGGCGACGTGCCGCTGCTTCCGGCCGGTGTCGATGATCCCGAGCGCCTCATGGATCTGGTCGGGCGTCATGGGGCGAGGGATGGCCGGCGTGATGCCGCGACCGCGCCCGCGTCGCTCCCGCGTTCGAGTGGCGTGCTCTTGGACGGCGTCCCGCATGCCCTGGGCCTGCAACTGGTGGGGAGCGGACGGGAGGATCCCGACGATCGCCCCCTCGACCTTCGCCTGGATCCGTGACTCCATCCCGGCCATGACGCGGTTCACCGGGTCTTCGAGGAACTTGGCCTTGGTCGGGGGCCGGTGATGGGCGGTGAGGTCCTCGTGAACGTGGAGGGCGTAGCCGGCCGACGGGCCACCGTACCCGATGTCCACCTCGTTCCCGTCGATGACCACCGATCCCGACCCCTTCAGTGCTCCGGTCCGGACCGGGACCTCGTGCTGTGACTGGGCGAAGGCCTCGTAGGCTGCGTCGATGAGTTCGTTGAGGATCATCGCCCCGGTGGTCACCGGGCCCGTCTTCACGATCGCCTGCAGGGAGTTGAGGCCTTCCCAGGTGAGGTCGTCAGCCATCCCACCAGTGTGGCGCAGGACTAGGTCAACTCGATGGACTGGTGATGCTCGGGAAGGGTCGAGGACCCCCCGCCAGCGATGTACGTGTCCTCGTCGGTGTAGCGCGTCGCCGTCAACACCTTCCGCTCCACACCATCGAGCGGGAGCAGGAACCGGTCGGCGGTGGTGACGTACGGGATGACGTACGGGAAGTCCCCGTTCAGCCAGATGTAGCCGACCGGCGGGATCTGGATCTGGGCCGTCGACACCGCCTCGTCACCGGAGTCATCGCGGGTGATCTTCCGCTTGTACGTGATGTGCGCCGGGAAGGTGGGGTACGGGCCCGGGTCCCCGACGAAGGCGGCGTTGGCGTACACGTCGCGCGAGGAGAACTGCTTGTACTGGACGATCGACGACATCAGGTCGAGCAGGTCGGGGTCGAAGGGCATCGTCAGTGCACTGGGATCAGTTCGGGTAGGTGGTCACGTAGAACGAGTTCGGCTTGACGGCGGTGATGCCGGCCGTGCCCTGGCCCGGCGACGTCCCCTGCCACTCGTAGATCCACTCGCCCGGCAGCTGGACAAGGCTGGCTCCGGTGAGCATGTTCGAGGTGGCGAGGTTGGCCGTGTACAGTCCGACCGACGTGCGCGAGATCTGTACCGGGAACGTCGACTGCAGCGGCCAGGTGCCGGAAGATACCGTGGTCGTCTGTCCGGTGATCGTGATGTTGACCGTGCAGGTGAAGACGATTGGTGCCCCCTCGTTGATCGTCACCACCAGGTTGACGTTGAGCGGGTCGGTGAGGACGGCGGAACCGGTGGCGTAACTAAGGAAGCCGGCAGCGGTCGAGTCCGCCGACTTCACCTGCACGATGTTGCCTACCGGGTACTGATTCATGGCTGGTCACCTGCGCCCGTAGTGTCGAGGAGGATGTCAGACGCACCCACAGTGTAGATGGCGAACTCCTCGCTCCCCGTGGACTTACCGAAGATGTCCCCAGCGCCCGCTGTGTAGAGTGCGTGGTCGTCAGCCCCCACCATGAAGACCCAGACGTCGGCCGCTCCGACGGAGCCACCCTGTCCCGGGGCCGCAGCGGCAACGATGAAGGCGACGATGACCCCGGACGAGGTTGCCGCTCCCCTCCCCTTGATGGCTCCGGTCCCCTTGACCACCACGACGCCCGACGAGTAGGCGGACCCCTGGGCCACGGCAGCGATCTGGCCGGCGAGAGAGGCCGTGAGAGCGCCCGGGGACGAGAAGGCCGACCCCAGAGGGGCGAGGGCCCCGGTACCCGTGACTACTCCCGCACCGGTGACCGCCGATCCCCCGAGGAGGACGGGCGTGGTTGTTCCAGCGAGGGAGATGGTCCCCGTCGAGTGGGACGAGTCGACCGGCACCAGGAGCCCGGACCCCGTGACGCCCGACGCCCCACTCGATGCGACGGCGCCGGACGGGAG